CATTGCTATTATCATCCTCTATAAAAATTTTGTTTAGAATTGGTTTATCACTAATTGTTAACTTTAATTCGTCTTTCGTCCATTTTGTGAATATTGAATCGTATCCATAGATATATTTTAAATTATCGTCAACAATAACTCCTGTCTTTTTCAGTGCGTCATTAACATATTTTGCGCTGCCACAAACATTATCAGGGTCACGTCCAAAGTTTTTAATTCGCCATTCGTAAAGCATCCATACTTTGTCAGGAAAACGTGGAATTTTTTGTTCTATAATAAGTTTTTGTATATCAAAGTCCCATTCTTTTTTAGTAGTTGCGCTTTTAAATTTATTTGCACGAGCGTATCTTATTTGTTCATTAAGAGTCGGCGGAAGTGGACAGATAAAAATTGCTTTCATAATCTTATTGGGCGATACTTTTTAAATATCATTAGCAAATCATCAGGAATTGTACCAAGTTGACCAGTCCCATAATTGATTTTTGCCTCTTCAAAAGGTAATTCAACTGACGAAACACCTCTAAAAGAACCAGTATTACATACCCAATCTAAAATACGGCCAAAAGCTGCTTTTATCTCTTTTGTTTGTCGGGTATCTTGAGAGAAATCAATGCCACTGGAGTACTCCACATCAGCCTCGGAAAACTCAGGATATGGTTCACGACTATAGCCGTGATAGCCGCCATACCCCCACGATCTACCAATCGCAGTAGATAGGTGAATTTGCCCGTCTATATCGATTATGTAGTCGTTAGAACCTAAAACTTGCCAACTATCAGGAGCGATAGCCCGATTAAATCCATCGGTAATATTGCCTAATCTAGCTTTAATTATCGGAGCAGGATTGCTGATAATTGGAGTATTTATGCTGACATAAGTTAATCTAAAATTTTGGAATTTTAGATTAACTTTTAGTTTTTCTCTATGGCGGGTAATTTCTAAAGGTCGATCCGCTCCTCTATCGCCTTCGATAATTGACTGGACAAAGTAAATCGCACCAGTGACGGCATCTTCTGGTAAAGATACTGATGGTGCGAAAATAGAGAGGTCATCGATGCTAAAAATCATTAGGAAATTTTGCTCAATAGAGGACAACTGGTGTCGTTAACTGGACAAAATGGACGATGATCGAGATCAGTTCTGAGTTGACCTTTACACCGGTTACAGACTGGATAACCTAGCGCTTTCAGATTGTTATAAGTAACTTCATTGGTTCCATTTGTCAGGGGAAGGTTTTTAGTTCCACCTGTCACAGTGGGTAAAGTTTCTTCGAGGGTTTCTTTGCTTGCCATAATTGTTAGAAAGATAAAGTTTATACCGCTACATCTAGGGTGCGTAATTCAGCTACTCGTAACTGCTGAGAGGCTTCCCCAGTACCTACGGGATCAACGTCAAGAGTTTTGTAGCCGAGCCACGCTAACCAAGTTGCGCGAATCCGACGATCAAATTGAGTGACATTATCAAAAGTGATTTGAAACGGCATCCCTACACCAACACCTAACGCACCGGCTCCAATTAAATAACCAGTACGGGTAGTTCTAGCACCTAAAGAACCGCCCAATGTTTCACTTTGAACACCGGGTTGACCAGCCGCTCCGACACCGACGCTTTGCCCAGTTTCAAAAATATGGAATTTTTCTACCAACCCTAAATACGAGTTAACCCTTCCAGTATCCCCAGGGGGAATATAGGATGGATTGAGAATATTTAGTAAAGCGTCAAGATCGCGAGTCGTATTTGCTTGCCAATCGTCATTATAACTCTCTTTTAATTGCAGAATTTGAGTCGAATTTAAGAATAGCAAATACGTCTGGTCGGGATACATCTGGAACTTGTTATCGTGGGCGTATTGATATAATCGCCGCAAGAATCCTTTGGTAAAAGTTCCATCATCTCCTGTTGCTGATAATCCAGTAGGAGAAGTAACAAGACTGCCTTTTTTATTATACAAATGCAGTGACGTGCTATCAAGCATCGTTTTGATCATGGTATTATCAAAACTTGCATAGTCGTAATACAGCGTATTCTGCATCCAATCAATCATTCCCATCGCACTAAAATATTCAGTGAAAGTTGGGATAGAAACAGGTCGGATTGCAGTAGAAGCACCTACTTTACCGCGCCCATATTCAAAGATTTCTGCCGATACGCTAGACGCACTATTATTATCTGATTCAGAAGTCAGATCAGCATACTCACCCTTTCCTGATAGTTGATAATCGCTTACCGACGGGGAACTTGTTAGGTAATTTAATCGAGGAATTCGGATAACAGTTCCATTACGAGCCGTAAAGTCTAAGGCATAATTAGGAATCTGCCAAAAGGCAAACCCAGGGATTTGAGTTGTACGGAGAATTGCTGACAAAGTGTCAAGAAAAAACGGAGGCAAATCCGCCGCAGTCGTTGGGGCATTTTTTGAAACTTGACCGCCCATTACAGGAGCCGAACGAGTCCCTCTGAACCAGCCTTGTTTGCGACCCCAATCATCTAAAGAGTTGACAATCTGTTGCCGGTTATTTTTAACATGGCGATCTAATCGTACTTTATCGTACAGGTTTACTGTCTGATTACCGCCCATTACAGGAGCCGAATAGATTACACCAGAATTTTTCTGAATGTCTTCAATCAAATCAAAGGTTTCGTCAAGCGCACCTGTAATTTTATCAGCATTATGAGCGACGGTTTTGTTGAAGTTAGGGAACTGCATTTTTTCTGGTGTTTGGCTACCGTAAAGCTTTCCTACGTCAGCAAAATTATTAATCGTCTTTTCCGACTCAGTGACTTTAGTTTCTAGTTGAGCGATTTTTTCATTAGATTTTTGGATAGCTTCCGTGGCAGAATTGAGAGAAGCTTCTAGGGTAGCTTTTGTAGTTTCAAATTGTTGTTTTTGAGACTCTAATGCAGATTGTTTGTCTAATTCCATCGCTTGCTTTACCGAAGCTACGGTTTCTGCTACGGTGTTTTTGACAATCTCTTGAATCGCTTTGGGATCAAAGACTGGGACGGGAGTGGGATCAGGGTCGGAATTTTTAACTGGTACACCACTTCCAGAAGGCTTTAAATCACCTCGAAAAGTGGCTTTTTGAGTCAGGGTGTAGATTTCTTCTTGAGAAGGAGTATCAGTTCCTTCTGCTGAATCTTTAATAGCTACGGGAGTAACCCGTTTAATTTCTTTTAGGGTATTCATTACTGATTGCTGATCACTAACTATTAGATATAATTGTACTACAGAACTTTCTGTTTTAGGTAAAAACAAAAGTATTGGGACGGGAATCTATTAATCTTGCTTGGCGACAATTGCCACTGGCAACAAAACTGCATTCGATAGAATCCATTTTTCCAGAACGGCGATAGTAAGGGGTTAGCGTTTCTTCATCTACTAGCCCTGCCATATATGGGGGGTAGTGGGGACATTTAGGATCACTGTAAGGAATATCGCAGATAGGACAAATCGACTCGCCATAAAAAATTCCCCCCATTGAAACATCGGCTTTTCTGCCATAGGAAATTTCTGAAATAATCGGGTGAGTCGCTTCTGCAAATCCAAAGACCAAGACCTGATGATAGCCGTCTTTTTGGATTATTCGATAATCTTCGCTTGGATTAGGAGATTTTTCGAGGATTCGCACTATCCCTTCCTTGCTTACACGAGGCAAGGAATAAATAAAAGAATCATAGATCATCCCAAAAGTTTTGGTCTGATCTTCCCATTCATGATCGATCATCAAGGCGCATCCGGGATAACTAGCCACCATAGTTTCTAAAACATTTTTATCCCATACCTGGCCAGAACCGTGAATTAAGTTATTTGAAGCAATTAAAGCAAATCGCATCAGTTCCGATGATTCCCACGGATCGAGTCCGTAGGGTTTGAATTGATTGATTAACGACATCTCCTCGTCGGTAGGATGACGGGTCTGTAGCAATATCTCTAATTCAGCGCGGGTTAGTTCTAGTTCCATGTCAATAAAAAATACTTATATAAATAATTCTATCTAAAGGCTTGACGTTTATGGTTGGTTGATGTATATTAATAGTGTCGTCTCCAGCCCAACCTATAAATATAAAATTTCAATACAAAATATTTGTCTCCATAGAAAGTGTATAGCTGAGGAAACAGCGCAGGATTGATACCCTGCGTTTTTTATTTCGTCCAGCCAAAGTTTAACGAAAGCATATTCTGGGTAGGTCGTTCCCTAGAGTTAGAAAAAATAAAGTAACAGCCGCAATTAGCCCGGCAAGTACATCTTTCAGTCGGTCGGGGGAGTGTTCCGATAGGCTGCCAACCGGCACTTTCATAAAAAAGACACTCTTGGCAAGATTCTTTTTTGGTAATTATTCTCTTTTCCCACTTGTTGATTAGAGCGTGTCCTCTCCGGCTTCCCTCCTCAAAAGCTTCTCTAGACTTGGCAACGTACTGTTTAGAGCGGTTGATTATTTGAGCCTCTGATTGAGTACCAAGAATAATATCACGGGAAAACTTTCTTAATCGCGCGTATTGTGTTCTAAGCATCTGACCAATTCTGCCATAGTCAGAAGCGTTCATATCGGGCTTACCAACTTGATAAAGCTGAATAGTTAGGTTTTTAATCTCGAAAGACATTTTCTCTTCCCACTCACTAACAGTTATTTTTTTCTCTAAAAGGTCACGGGTAAGTTTATCTGTTTTTTGAGTACGGGCATTAATAGTTTGTTGGGAGATTTGTCTAACTTTTTCAGTGGAGACAAATCTCCCCGTTCGGTTGTCTCGATAGCGTCGAGTTGCAGGGTTAAAAGAAAAATCACTCATAACTTATTTCAGGTTCTAATAGGTTTTTAAATTCATCATCCGGAGGTTTCTTTTTCCAGTCATCGATAGCTTTTTGGATGTCATTGGCTGTTACTTCGGCTCTCCCTAGCAACTGACTAATTGGCTGTAAGTTTTTATCTTCTGGGTTAAATTTATCTGTCATCTTATTTGTCTCCTAATCCGTCATAAACTAATTCTTGGATTTTTTCTGATTTATCAAGTTTAGCTTTTAGGTTGCGGTTTTTAATTTCTAACATTTTTATCTTTAATTTTAATGTTTCATAATCAAACATCAGGCTATCGTATGAGTCGGTTAATTCGGCGTATTCGGCTCTCAAGTCTTCGATACTCAAATCTTCGATAATAGCGTCAAAGTTATTGTTATTCATGGATTTTCTCTTTAAATTAAATAATAACTCTTGACTGACAAGAAATAACTCTTGACAGTTCCCTAATCCACTTACGCTTCTGTTTCTGCTTTGTTAAGTTCACCGATCTGAGCTTTTAGCTTAGACACCTCATCTTTTAAAGCTTCAATAACTTCCAGTTCAGTCATGTTAACGACCTGACCATCATTAGAATCGGAAACAACATAAGCTTTTAGATTTGTCATAATTATCTCTTGGTTTTACTGTATTTTATCAAATTTAAAACAGTTTTAACTGTAATGGAGAATTATCTACTGGTTCTTCTATCGGTTCATCTGGAATAGGTTCTATAGGTTGGTCTAGCCTGTTACAAGCTATCTGATAATATTCTAATTCTTTCTCGATACAGATATAATTTCTACCTAATTCTTTGCAAGCTAAAGCAGTAGTGCCAGAACCACAAAAAGGGTCGAGGACTATCCCACCCGGAGGTAATCCTAGAGTTATGAGATATTTCATTAATGCTAGTGGTTTTACCGTAGGATGAGTATTGCCCTCACCGCGTTCGGATTTACTAGCTTTAGCGCAATAGAAAAATCGGGCGGCGGAGCCTTCGCTAGATAGAAAATGCCCTGTTCTTTGAGTCAACCCACGCTGAAAATCTACTACTGTTTTGTCACGCTTTATAACGTGAGGTTTAACTTTGCCTGACTTCTGATAAGGAAACAACCCCACCACCTCCTCGCTGCCGTCGTGGATGAAGTTGGCAGGCCATCGGCCGGTGAGCGCATCGCCGGTTCTGGTTCCGCGTTCCATACCATAGCTGCCATAAACCTTGTTCTCGCCGCCATAAGGGCGCTCAAGTCCGTCATTCGTCCCTACCCTGCCCCCATCCACATTAATCGCCCCAGTTCCCCACTGTAGGACATTTTCAGCTACCGTGCCAGTGAGAGGTTTACGAGCCACCGTAATCGGTTCGAGTGCTGGTTTTAGAGCAGTCCCCCAGCCTTCCCATTGTTTTGCTTCGGGTGTGGCGGGGGCGGTGATGTTAAAGTCGCCCATGCCTCCCTGTTCTTGCCATATTGCGGTCTTACCACTTATGCTCTTACCCACAACCTCACGCTCGGCTTCTGGTCTAAACATTTCGTCATAAGCATCGCCAAGTCCAACTGTATCACGTATGACTTGATAATCACGCCAATTTGGAATCGCAGGTTGTGAGCCAGCCGTCAAATAATGGGACAACATAAAATTACCTAAAGCCTCTTGCAGTTTTGCTCGGCTTATTTGATTTTTATTCATTGCAGTTTTTACTGCATTACGAAAGGATTCAAATCCAACAGTCGCTCCCCCTCGTTTATCAATCGCCTTGCTTACGTCCAACGACTTCGGAAACCCCGACCCATAGACCCACATAATGGTATCTCTGATTTCCCAACCAGCGTCCTCGATCGCTACTGCCAATCGGTGAAAAGTACGAGTCCCACCAAAAGCAAATAGGTGCGCTCCTGGTTTAGCGACTCGTAAAGCTTCAATCCAAAACTGTACACCGGGTACACCATGATCCCAATTTTTTCCCATGAACGAAAGTCCATAAGGAGGATCGGTAAGGATTAAATCAATGGAATTATCAGGAATATTTTTTAAAACATCAAAACAATCACCGTGAATAATTTGATTAATCATTTTGATTTATATTTATTTTTTTAACAGGTTGTTTATTAGTTTCTTCATCGGTTAAATCAGAGTCAGTGTCTTCAACTTCTCCCCCAGACATACCATCAATAGATTCACTCCATTCTGGCCACAGTATCCGATATTTATTTCTAGCATTTTCGGCATAAAAATCTAATCCTTTTCTGAGAATGATTTCTGTGTCAATTACCTGTTTGATAGCACCGCTAAGAAGCTGACACCATCCGTATCTCATCCTAGAATAGCGACGATCAGGCGACCGGGATAACTCTTTAGTTCCCCCTTTTGATTCTAATCCTGGGAAGAAATAGGTCGGAAATCCAGGGATAATTAGCTTGTACCGGCATTGCAAAAGAGTATCAATTAGCCCTGTTAAATCAGGGTTAAAATTAGCCATTTTACGAATATCTTGCCCAGGATAGCTGAGAATATGGTCGGATATTATTCCGCTTTTTCTACGGATTTCTAATTCTCGCTCATAAATTCTTTCTTGCTCGGTAGAAATACCTGGCATAATATGCAGAGTCGGAGAAACTCCTAAGTCATTGGATGCCCTAATCAAATTATCGAAAGCTTGTTTAACATCAGCCCAAGCATCTAAAGAAGCTAACCAAAGAGAGCGACCATAAAGAAAATCAGGTTCATGGCGAATATGACAGATTTTATAGGGTTCAAAAAAATAATCAGGGTCAGACTCCGAGACATATTTTCTTTGCTCGAAACCAATTAGTTCCCCTTGATCTGTTTCTTTTCTAAACATCTCAAAGGTAGGTAAATAAAGAGTCTTTGCTACACCAAAATCTTTAGACTTGTTGGCAGATAACCCTTCTCGTTCAATGCCCAACTCTAGAAAACATTCTCCTTTCCCTAATGCCCATCTTAGGGCTTTCTTGAGTCTATCCCCACCAATCATGTAGGTTGAAAAATTCTGTTTTCTTAACCTAATATCTTCTGCAATGGCAAATACTTCTGGGTTAACAGGAGTTTCTTCATCATCAAGGTTTTTTGCTACTATCCATCCCTGATCGTCTCCATCGTCAGATGCAAAGGTATCAGAAGCGGCCATATCAAGGGCGTGGACGACTTCATAGCACCATTGATTAAGTTCGATTAATTCTCTTGATATTCTCGGATCACGGATAGGATTTTCCGTAATCTCCAAATCGTACCGACGTGATACCGACACGATCCCCGGTGAAGTAAGGGATCGCTGAGAGCCTCTTAATTTGTCATCCTTTTTCTTCTTTTTTGCCATTAGAACTGCCATGTACTATTTCTATGATATAAGAAAACAGACCATTTTGTTGATGGTCTGTTTTAAATCACCCAAGGAGAAATCTAAATATTAAAAATATCTATCAAATGTTCCATCGCTCCGCAAAACTCTTCTTTCGTCAATGTCATCACTAGAAAAAAATAAATCAGTAGTTAACGCGTTCATTAAAGCCTTAGCCGCAACATTGGATATTGCAATCCCCACTTGTGAAGTCGCATCGACTATGTAATTATCTTCAATAGAGCAATGGGTGCTTGTAATAATATCGTAACAGTTAATAAATGCCGGATGACCTTCTACTGTTTCTAGTATTAACGGACGAAATTCTTTTCTCATGACAACCTTTAGTTTTAACTAAATATTACAGGTTACTTTTTGAATTGTCAATATCTTAGATAAATCTTAAAGCCCTCTCATAATACCGTTTTCTTTCAGCTAGTCCATTTGTACCACCGTTGACGCGACGGGTGACTTGTTCAACGGTTGCCCCACGGTCACACAACTCATTCATTTTGTTATTCATCCACCAAAACCCAGATGGTAAAAATAAATATCTTTCGCTAACATATCGCCACCCTTCCATAACACGCTGATCGCCTATATAGTTAGCAAATGCCTGATAATTGGCTCTGCCAGTCATTTGGAGAGCATCTACACCTCTGAACTTTTTGCCGTCACCAGGTCTGGTATTCCCTAAGTCTTTTCGTCCTTCATAATTTGAGCCGTCGTGGATTTCTACCATGTACCGTAATCCTGCTGATTCATGGGCTATTTGGCTTAAAAAATGTCGAACTCTTTGTACTGTGGTAATGTTAAATCTCTTAAGGCACTCATCTAATTTTTGAAACTGAAAATCAGTAATTTTATCGTTAAGCCTGTCAAACACACCCTCAACTTGATCCTTGGGGACTACAGGGGGATTGGGATCGTTAAAGTGACCAACAAAAGCGTACCAATTAAATTTACCCTCAATCGGGGGCTTTATTTCTAGCAAATAGTGATTTTTTTCTCTTTTGAGAATCTGACTATAAATTACTCTTTGTCCAGCTTTGATTGGGATTGCCCTAAAGTCTTGAGGAAGACTTTCGGAGTTAGAATCCATTAAGTACGATTTTAAAATAGTGTTGCGATTTGCTGTTAAAAATTTCATGGCAATTTAGTTAGTAAAGTTGACAATTCTGTTAAGATTTATGTTCAAGTATTCCGATTCGTATATCAAGTTCTTCCTGTTTTTTGCGAAGTCCTTCTATTTGAGTAGAAATAGAAGAGAAAGTTTCTTGTTTGGCTTTAATAAGACTTATCTCTTTGTCAAGTTGCGCTGTTAATATAGTCAGTTTTTCTATTCCTGTTGATAGTCTTTCAACCATTTTCTCTAGCTTTTGCTCAAGAGACTCCATCTTCCTTGATGTTTTCTCAAAGGTTTCGTGGTCAAGTTCTTTAGCCTGTGATTTGGTATTTCTTGAAAACATACTAAGTAATGCTATTGCGATAGCAACGACAGTCCCAAGATCGTTAAAATTTATTTTTAAATCGTGATTCTCGACATAGGGGGGACGGCTTTGGTTGGCAACAGAAATATAATACATGGCAAAAGGGAAACATCAATAAAACTATTCTAGAGTTTTTTACTGTCATTCATGAATTGAAATTAATTTTTTTAGAAACACTTAACTTTGCTTTGGAGAGCTTAATAGAAAGTCATTCCCAGGCATAAAGTTCCCAAAACTGGGGATATTTCCAAAATTTATAGCATTATTCCAAGTGTTTTTACAAGTATTGTAAGTTTTGTCACAGCCAGCAGTAAGGATTACGCTATCGTGGGTAGCTACGGAACCAGATGCTTCAGTAAATAACTGAATTTGAGTTTTACCTCCAAATATTGAAACAGTTCGGTAAATTGCGTAAGTAGCTGATTTATTTGCCCCGTCTGTAAATGTACATTTTCCCCAAGCAAGATTTTGGTATTGTCCCCACACCTCAAATTCTCTCCGACTATTAGTACTAGCAACCTGAGTTTCGTAAAATGGTACTTGTTTACGGCATCCTGAGTTATCACCGTTATCCTGTCCAAAGGCCCATCGGCAAAAAGGCGATGTTTTTTCATCTCTACTTTGCCTTAAATTAATACTAGAGCCAGTAAGATTTTCAAGTGTATAGCTTTCGCCACCAAGTGATTTAATTTCTCCCACATAACCTATTTGTATTTGCTCGTCTGGAAGATCTAAAAGTGAATTAGGAGGATATTGCCAATCAACAATTGCTGTGATAATTCGAGCTTCTCTAAATCTATCAGAAAAAAGTAAATTTTCGTCAATATTATCACTAAAAGCACCTCTATATTCTTGATTATCCGATTGTATTCCCAATTGTTTTTCTATTGCAGTCGGATCAAGAGCTTGCTTTGCTCGAAATACTACCCCACCAATTTTTAAGTCTTGGGAAAAATTTGTATAACCGAGCTTTTCTCCGTTTGTAAGTTCAATTAAAACGCAATAACACAGCGTTAAAACAGGATTTGCGAAAGAATCGTCTAACCCTAAATCTTGTTGTACCCCCTCGGTAAATCTCCTTATCTGTAATTCTCCAAGTGAATAAATTTGTAAAGAGGTTTGGTTTTGGTAGCTCAAAGAAACAGAGTTAAACCGGGATAAAATTGATAAACCGTTAACTAAATCAGGATAACGAAATGTTGATCCTGACCCCTTAGCGCACAACCATAGGGCAATCAAATAATCAATATCTTTTTGAGATAAAGTTTTTCTTTGTTGTAAAGAGCTAATGTCAGAGGGAGTATTTCTCCGAGAAAATCTTTTTCTTTCTCCACTAGATAAACTAATAGTATTTGTCTCAAATTCAGGAGAAATTGTACACCTTTTAGTTAAATTTAAATTAAAATCGTGATTTAAGTCCGAAGAAAAAACATCACTAGGTAGCAATGCAATTTCAGGCTCAATTCTTGATTCTCGTAAAATTAATTTTGGGATAGAAAAAATAGCGTTATCTCTATTTTTTGTAATAGGTTGATAATCTAGTTTGTCTTCTTCAAAATGACACAATACCTTAAAAGTGCCTTCCCAAGTTAATTTTGGGCTATTAGGAGGTGGATTGTTGAAAACTATTTTACCAGGAGCTACTATATATTCTGACGGTGGTATTTCTGTAGTTCCTTGATAGATTTTTAGGCTATCAATATCTGGATAAAGAATAGGTCTGTGATGAACGTTATTGCCGCAGGAATATTTTTTAATCAAAATAAATTCTGTATTTACTCCATTGTGTTCTGGGCTAAATATTCCTTCTGTGTTATCTTGATTAGTTAAATTAGTCATGGTGTTCTATCAAATCCTGAGTTGTTAAGATCAAAAGCTCAATAAGTAAACTGTCCATCTACCGTATCTACAGGCGCATACTATTAACAATAAAATTGCTTAGTTGGCAATAAATAAGAGGTGTAAATAGGCTTTTTTTTACTTGATAGTCAGAAAGGTCACGATAAAGAAAGTCTTTTTTTGATCCTTTCATTTCTTCATGAAAGTCGAGAATAGCATTTAAATCATCAGATTGTAACGTAGTTCGAGCAAGATTGAACACTCTAATAGGGCTAGACCATTCCACTATTCGTTGTTCTGCCCCTTCTGTGTTTTCTAGTAAAGAATTAGAAAACTGAATTTCTGTTTGATAGTCTTTATCTGGAATAATAGGAAATTCAGGAGTATTTACTGGGTAAGGATCATCAGGAAAATCAGTCTGATTAATGACACGAATAATGTCAATTACTGTAACATCATAAGCTAGTTTTTTGGGTTCGCTTACAGTGCCAGAATAAGTGTAGTTTTTACTGGTTCTCTCTAAGGGGATTATGTCAGCAATTGAACCAGTGTAACGAGAGTTGTACTGATCAGAAGGAATAGAAAAAATACTTACTTGTTGACCGTATTTGCTAACTATTTTCCAGAATTGACCAAATAGATTAATTCCACCAACAGTTTTCAATGTCGGTTCTTTGTCCCACGAAATTGATATACCAGTACGCCAAAATATAGGATTATCTTGACTTCCATCTAAGCTTTTTTCTCTAGCAGTTCCAAAAACGTGATAATAGATCATACTAAACTAACCCTGTAGCCCACACTCTCATTAATAAAGATTCGTTCCCTATTTTCGCCACGCATTTCCAAGTGTCTATATTAGAGCCATCAGGATCAATTCCTTTATTTGGATGTATTCCCCCCACAGGAATATCCAAAGAGCATTTTAAAAGATTCGGAACATATCCAACGGCTTTATTAGGAGCTACATTATCTCTTAAATAAAATTCTGTTGCATTAGCTCCGGGGGTAGCGGTTTGACAAGAGACAAGATAATTGGCAATAGGATCTGGAGTTGTTGCTGTTGGTAACACAAAGTTTTGCCTAGCACTCCCTCCCAATGATGGACGGCCGGCCGCTCTACTATTAGAATCTGGTCCAGTCGTCCATAAAAAATAAGCATTCTGAACAAAATCCGATTGAGGAAACAAAGGGTTTCTTAGCCATCCGCAACTAAAAAAGGTATGCCGTTGCATATTATTATCAAGATAATTATCGTTGAAAATACTTAAACTGTGCGAATTCAAAACTGCCCAATAATAAGATGAAGGACGGTTAAAAATAAGAGTAAGCAAGTTAAGACAGTTAATTGCACAATATTGGGCATCCATCGTCGTCGTCGAAGGGTTTCCAGTAGTGCGACTTATTCCTAGATTGTTAAATCTGAATTTTGACGCAGTTACGGGCAAACTTAGTGATTCAAAACTAACTGGTAAAATTAAATGAAACCCTGTAGTGGCATCTGCGAGAGCGCAAGGTTGTCCAAAAAAACCATTTATCCAATTAGCGCATTGAATGCGTGTAAATCCCAAAGACTCTGGGGCCCAATCTAGATTATTAGTTGTCCAGCCATAGTAGGAGTTACCGACGTTGTCATTGTTAATTAAGGGTAAGTTCATAGAGTGTAATTTTATAAAGAATGATCTTGTCCGTTAACGCTGAATTGAAAAGCGCTAAATGTAACAGAAAAACTATTACTCCAAGTACCTCCTTGATTAGTACTCTTAAAGGGATTATCACCAATCAACCAACCAGGAGACCCTGTTTGGTCGGGTAAGGTAGTAAAGCCCCAAAGATCTTGCCCACTACCCTCTGAAATCCCCGCAACTAACCAGTAGTCAGTATTAGAGGCTAATCTTTGCGGATTAGTAATAGTAAAAATGTAATCCCTAGTAGTGTTAAGAGTGAAACTGGGGTTAGTAAAACTGGCTATCTGGCTACCGAGTCCTCCAAAGCTGACGTTATAGAGCCTGACAAAAAAATTGGGATTTGCAGTCAATTTTGCTAACCGAAGAGTGACCGAGTTAATAGTATAGCCATAACTGCCACTGCCAGTCGTAAAACTTGAACGTAGCCATTGATTATTATTTATCGAAAATCCTGAGTTAGTTGTTTGAGTTAAATTACTAACAAGATTTACGACCATTGTACCTGGCCAGTGCAACCATCTAGACATATTTTCTTCCTATAGTAAAAAATAAATGCTTAGGGTTATCAACAGCAGAAACAACAAGTTCTAACCTGTTTCCTACGCTAAGAAGATTCCCTGTTGTTACGGGAACAGTTAATCGAGTAGAAGTAATAGATAAATTATTCAATCCAGGAATATTTATTCCATTAATCCTAACCGATATAGTAGCTGTACCAGATTGAGTTACGGCACTAAAGCTTAGGATATTATACCCTTTTAATAAAGCGAAATCAAGAGGATAAGTTTGAACAACAGGAGATTCTATGTCCCCAGAATATTGTTCGGTATTATCGTCAATACTATTAATTTGATTTTGGAGTTTGCCAAAAGCCTGTAAAATATTATCAGTAGCAGTTATTTCGCCACCAGTAGTTATATTTAAAGCCGTCAATGAAGTCGATAAAACTTTTGAGAAGAAACCGAAGAATCCTTTATTTCCTGATTCTTTCCCGTAGAAAGTATCATTACTAGGATTCCCTACAATTTCATCAGATCTAGCCACTGTCCCGAACGATGATCCCCCGTAATCAGCGATAAGCATATCCCCCGTGACTCTTATTTGCCAATCTATACCATTAAAAAATATTGCTTTTCCAGAAACAGAAAAAACTGTTAGTCCAGTAAAAGGCTGCCAGAATTTCCAAGTTCCTGTAGGCAAGCCATTCAAGCCAATTACGGGATAAGCTATCTGATTAGTTTTTCCCGCCCATGCCCCAGTAGCTCCTGCGGGGACAATATAGTAGCTATCT